TCTCTCGTTCTCTCTGAGCATTCTCAAGCCGCTTACACGCCTCTTTATATCTGCAATAAGTACATTTATCCTTATCAGCCGGAGGAGCCTCTCTACGGTGCAAATAAGAGTTTACACGGTGTATCTTTCTTATTACCTCATCTTTCATCTCATCAGTGATCTTCCAGAGGTAAGGCTTTTTACTACAGAAATTACGATCCTCATAAAAGAAAAGTATGTAATCAATTCCTAACCCCAGACCGTAACAAGTAGCCTGATACTTGTGATCCATCTTAGGCTCATATCTCTTAGAGTGCTGGTAAGTGCTTTCTGTTTTAATCTCTAAGATCACATCTTTACCCATGAAATTTAAAACTCCGTCCGGCTGGAACCATATACTCAGATCATCATTTTTACATCTTGCCTCTGTATGATCTTCATTCCATCCTACAAAGTCTGTATTTATACCTTTTGCCTGAGCTTCTTTTACCATCTCCTCCAGATCCAGAGTTTTTACACCCTCCATAGCCTCTACAATATGTTGTATTCTTAAATGTCTATCTGTCCCAGAATGGCAAATCTCCATAAGGTTTGTATCACTTTCCTCCTTATCCTGTTCCTCCCCCGATCTCATAAAGTAAAGCATCCGCTCACACCCATACATAGAAGAGGGGCGAAAGTAATCCCGTGGAATAGGCTGTTTAACATCCTCCTCACACTTAACTACAGCCGCCTCATATTCTTTGAGAAAAGCATCCTCAAAAGATACATTAGCGGCGTTCTTTCCCTGAGCCACCTTAATTAAACTCGATAATCCCATAGTCCTGTATCCTCCTTTTTATATTCAAGAAGTAATAACCAGATCTGGAGTAAAATTTAGGCAAAAGAAAAAGAGGATCTCTCTGGATCCTCCCTCTCTGATTTACTTATAATTCACTCCCATATAATCCATTACATCATTAAAACCTAAGCCACCCTCACTACAAGACTTAAAACAGTATTCATACTTTTTAGGCTCTATCTCTTTTAATTTCTGATACCTGTTAGGCTCTGGATCCAGATGAGCACCAAACCCACAAAATACGCACCCTGTCCGGTCTAATCCTGTTGTTGATAATGAAACCCTTTCCCTCCATGTCTGAGGGGCATTTTCTACTATCTTTTTTACCTGAGAAGCTGTAAATATAAGATCTCCACACTTTCCTATGATATTTCCATATACATCAGCATATTTCAGCCCGTTTACAACAATATAAGCTAAAATATCGTCCTCAGTCCAGAAAGACAATGGATTACTAATCGGACGTTCATTAGTAAAAGCATTACATCCTTGATATAACCATTTGTTCAATCTAAGAGCACTCTCATCAGCCAGCGTACCTATAAAAGCGTGTCTCCCTGTTTCCCTCTCGTACAAATGAGCCGGGTTCTTTTTCATTATGTTACAACACTTATTTGAAACCTCAAAAGGAGCATCTAATAAGAATTTCCATTTAGGACAATTATATTTACTTCGTTTTCCGTCCCTGTCCTTAAACTCCCCGTTTAACTTCTGGATACTGTTTTGATATTTACCCTCACCCTGACGGATACCTTTCCGGGCTTCTGCTATTACCTTTGAGATCTCCTTACTTACTACAGGGTAGCCATGCTCAGAAATTACTTTCTTAAAGTTTGTCCTTACCCACTTTCTTGTACTCTTATTCCATTCCATAGGATGCAATACAGTTAAGTTATCAGCACTCATAGCGTGATCTCTAACACTTTTATACTCAAGTCCTGTATCAATATACACCGCCGGAACCCAGTCACCTAAAACCTTTCTTACCAGATCCAACAATACTGTGCTATCCTTGCCTCCTGAGAAAGACACATATACATCTCCACCCCAGTAGTTATACCACTCATTTATCCTGTATGTACTCATACGGATTTTTGACTCTAAAGAGAGACTCTGCATCTGTCTTAAATCTGACACTGTATGTACTGGTTCTACACCTTTCTTTTTACCCATTTGATTACTACCTCCTTAAGTTTTTCAGTAGTAACCAAAAAAAAAACGATTTTTAGACAAAAAAAAAGAGCTCTTATGAGCTCTTTTCCTTTAATGCCTCCAGCATCTTATAAACCTTTTCCAAATCTTCATAACTGAGATCCGCATATTTATAATCTTTGAGATATTTCTCCATCTGAGATCTCTTTCTCTGTAAAGCTATTTTCTTCTGTTCTTCCTCTGTAGCTTCTATCAAATACTTTCGCCGCCTACTATACAGATCCCTCTTACCATACTCCTCCCCATCTCTTTTATATCTGGACATATCACCACAACATCTAACATCTACCATCCCTGAGGGAGTTTTCTTTATAACTGTACCTATATACTTTCCAATTCCTGAGAAAGTATCACTGATAACTACTACCACCCTATCTCCAGCCTGTAAATTATCTGTACTAAACATCTCTTTCCTCAGCCTCCAGTTTTATCTCTGTACATTCTCCATCCAGCACAACTACAGTGGTTTTTATATGAGTTTCTGATCTCATTCCTATCTGACCTACTCCTATAGCTGTTACACTTACCGCTCCGGCGTACTCATCCGGTATATCAATTATTACTCTTTTCATCAGTGCCTCCTACTCCATACCTACTTACACACTCATTACAGAGCCGGATCTTTACAAACCGATCTATAAACTTGTTCCACGTTTCTCCAGATCTATAAGGCTCCATCCAGACATATCTTTTACAATGAGAGCACATGACCGGGATTACTGCAAATCTGTTACTTTTCAGCTTCACTTTTGATCCGCTCCTCCTGTAATCTCTGTCTCTCTTTATATTCCTCAAGAGAGATCTCTGTAAATGATACCTCATTCTCCTTAAAATACCTATTTACCTCAACTCTTTCCCCGTCTGCTTTCTTGATGTATAAAATAGCTAAGGTATCATAATCTCCATTTTTCCGGTCTGTCAAAAGCTCATCACATACGATAACATCCGGTCTACTGTTAGGCATATAAGGAAGAGTGAGCGGATACATCTCATTATAAATCTTTGCTACAAAACCATTGTACCAGCTTACATGAGGGTTCTCCTCATTTGTACAGTAATATCTATTAATATCACTGTAAGTTACTGATCCATCCTGAGCAACTCTCTTAAATAGGCTACTCATTCTCTTACACTGATACTGTTTACTTTTGTCTCTGCTATCAATACGAGGCTCTCCCCATACCTCCTCTGTATCCTCAATAGGAGTAAGAGGCTTTCCGTCAATCAGGCGGTTAAGGATATTCTTAGTAAATCCAATACTCATACCGCTATGACCGTCACCTAAGAGGCTCTCAAAAGCTCTCATAGCACTGTCATAGCAAGCACAACCATAATCCCACTCACCCTCAGGCTTATTTCCTCTTTCTCTTTTACTTGCAATAGCTACCTCATTTTTAGCCCATTCTAACATACTCATTACTTACTCCTCCATTTCACAATATTTTCTGTACATGGTTTACTGGTATCCCAGCTATACCACAAATCATTTCTGTAGTTATAAAATACTTCCAGCTCTTTCCCGGACTCTGTAAGCCCTATTACATTGTCTGAGCAATACTGAAAGCTCCCAGTTACAAGAGGGGTATCCTCCTCACAAGATACCCACTCAATTTTTTTTTTGCTCATACTTATACCCCGTATTTCTCAGCTAAATTCTCACCATACCAGTAATCATTAACCTCAGCATCCACACTCATAGGGAGATCAATTAGGCTATGTCCTACTCTCTTCATTGTTCCCACTAAGAGCTCAGCTCCCTCTTTAATATGATCCTCAGGTACTTCCATGATTAACTCATCATGTACGGTAATAATCATGTGACAGTCCAGAGCCTTGTACCGTGGATCATTGTAAATAGCAATCATGGAAAGTTTCATGATATCCGCTGAGGATCCCTGTATTACTGAGTTAAGGCTCTGTCTGTGAGCCTCCTGATATCTGTAATCATCTTTATCCTCTAACTGCATATCCGGCAATCTTCTTTTTCTTCCTGTGATAGTAGTTACATAACCATAAGTCTCAGCCATATTTTCAATCTTAAGGCGGTACTGGTTAATCTTAGGAAAGCTCTTGTAAAAGTTATCAATCAACTGCTGAGCCCACTCAGCACTCTTATTAAACTGTTCTCCAATAGCTGTAGCTCCACGCTCATACATGATACCTAAGAGTACACTCTTCATAGTTGTACGTCTGTGTTT